TTACAATAATAATTAGTCCTTAGGAGGCTCGCCGTAGCGGTTTGCTCCGTCTGTTCCTTCTTTGAACATTAACCATAATATGAAGAATTGACAGAATGGTACGAATGTTAGAAAGACATACCAACCATTTTCATTCAAGTCGTGTAATCTTCTTACTGACAATGGGAAATACTGTATGAGTGATATTAACATACAAATAACCAAGATAAAACCACAGATAAGAGACAGATGATATCGTTCTTGCTTCCAGTCATTTATGTACGGAGAAATAAAAAATATTAAAAAAGTTAGTAAAATTTTAACAATATACTCTTTTTTACCGCTTCTTCCCTTAAAGCTAAACAATCTATTAAAAAACAAATTATACATATTATTCAATAGCATCTACAACTTCTCCTTGCGGTAGTAATCTTATATCACCTAAAAACTGTACTCCATATTGAGAAGCCATTGATTCGTCAAAACTCTCGAAATAACAAGTAACAACATCTACAACGGTGTTTACAATACCAGCTTTTTTAGAAGCAGTTGCAATAATAGCATCAGCTGCAAAGGATTTAGCTCCCTCGGGAACAACGCTACATTTAACCCAACCAAAAAGAAAATTAACAGTTAAACTCTTGGTATTCTCTAATTTGCTCCAAATGTCTTTATTAACAGTAACATTCTGAGTATCCACGCCATTATTTTGTGCGCTTTGCAACCAATTCTTAATAATACTTTGCTTTTCTTCCTTTGAACCGAACGCTAGACTTCCCTGCTTTTTCATACCATCTAGTATTGTATTAGTTATTACGATAATTGGTTGTTTAATATTATGGGCTAGTTGCACCATTTTGGGGCTTTCAGTCCAAGGAGTAATATTGTTCCCATGTAGATCAATATATTTAGTTGCTGGTAACTGTCCCGAGGCTAGTACTTCCATAACAATTTCAACCCCCTTATCTCCCATATTAACACTTGATAAGTTAAGAATAGTTACTTTTTGCACTGTATTAAAAGCAGCAGTATAAGGTTTCCATTCAGGAGCTTTGTACAATGTTTGTTTATTCTGACTAGTGATACCATTCATCATACAAGCAACACCATTATCACCAATATTATTACCAGATAGGTTGATAATATCTAAATTAAAATTAAAGTCTCTAAGGACATAAAACAAATTCGCAGCATCATTACTATCAAGGCCTGCTTTACCTAAATTAATAGCTTTAACGTGCATTGCGCCTTCAGCTCCACCAGCCTTATGGTCAAGAGCATTGCTACCCCAACAATGACTGGAAAACTCTCTGCAATAGTCAATAATATTAGCTACGGTTTTACTGTGAGCATTATGGTTTCTATCTGTATTTCCATAAGCTCCTAATACATCGCTATGATTGTATATTTTGTCTAACCCTCTAGTATGAGCTGGTATACTGCTACTAGAACTATAATTGCTACTACTACCACCGCCGTAACCTCCACCTTGTTTACCACTACCATCAGGATAGGTATTTTCAGTCATATAGTCTTTACCATTAAACGTACCAATTCGACCAGAGGTGGTCTTACCGTCGCAACCTTTTATGGAATAACTCATACTGCTATTATCTTTTCTTGAAAACATATTCGTTACTCATAAATTAATTGTAATATACAAGTCATAACAAGCAAAAACCCGCAACACAACAAAATAACAGGTGCGAATATCAATTAACACTTCTTAAGTTATTTGTGTGAATTAAGTTAATTTAACGAATTAGACTTAATCCCAGTTTTAACGACAATCTTTCGTATATGAAGAATTTCTTTGTAGATATTCTTCAATTTCCCAATCAGGTGAATAGTATCAGATAGGTTATTGAGATAATCAATTTTGATATGTGGTGTATATTTCAGCAAGTCCCTAGTAGTCCGCAAGTTCTTAATACGTCCATCAATCTTAGCTTTCATCGCACTAAACTTTAAAGACAAATCCAAACTATCAACGTCTATATTCTCCATAGAAGTTATACGTTCTAGCCATTTTAAATCATTATTAAATATAGCTTCGTTATCTTGTATTTGTTTCAATAGATGTTCTTCTTTCTTCGTGTCAATAATCATCAATATACACTTATATTTTCACGATGTTGAATATGTGTAGGAGTTATATCATCACTTTTATTAGACAAATAACCTTCTTTCAACTTCAAGATGGTTTGGGTCATAGTATCAACTAAATCACGTGAACTAGCATTAGGAAAACAAGAAATTTCTTCAAGAAATTCCTCGTGTGAAGATTGTAATTTATTATAATGTGGTGGCATAGCTTGCAACCAAATACAACCACTTTCAATTAAAGGAGTAGTTAAATGAACTCTTTGTATTTTATCTCCGTAATTAGTAGGATTGAAACCTATTGCTCCAATACCACCCCTAATTAAATCTTGAATTAGAGGGTCTCCAGACGCTTTAGCTTCTACTAAACACATATCAACATTACGCCCTTTAAATTTAGGATTTCTAACCTTACCAGTATCTCTATAGTCGAAATAAAGTCGTTTAGCCATTTCTCTTAGTTCAGGATATTCAACACGTCCACGCCAAACTGAAAGAAGTATCAAGTTGGATGTATTATTTTCATCGTTGAATACGCCCCAAGTAGTGCAAGCTGAATAAGCTGACATCTCATTGGCAGTTAATGCGGTATCCCAACTTTGTACCACGAAATCAATCTGAGGAGGGATAGTATCCTTCCACCATTTGAACCATACTTTCTTAATTATACCACCTTCTGCTGGTGAAGGTCGTTGTTGACATTGTCCAGCATAGGCATAAGCACCTAAACGTTGTTTTAATCCTTTGATTTCTTTTGAAGAAAAACGTTTTTCAGCTAGTAATTGACCCTCTTCAAATCTTGGGTCTTCCCAAACTTTATCACCTGTAGTTGGAAGTATTATTGTTTTAGTATGATTTTTCTTCTCATATTCCATAGGTAAAATCAGTTTAACCCATTCCTTGTTTTCGTCATTGTCTAATATATGACCCGAAATATCTTCTTGGTGTAAACGTTGTTGTACAACGATTATAACATCATTTTTTGGATCGTTCATACGTGTAGAAAACCCTCGGTTAAACCAATCTTTAGTCTTTTCCCGCATAGTTTTACTTTCACCATCAACAACATTATTGGGATCATCACAAATTAAAAAATTTCCGCCTTTCCCTGTTGCAACTCCTGTAACAGAAGTTGCATATAAACAACCTTTTTTATTGTTTTCAAAAGAACTTTTTGCATTCTGATTATCAGACAGTTTAAATAAATGTTTGTAACGTGCTTGATACCAATCACTTTCTATTAAACCTTTACATTTTCTTGAGTGGTCAACAGATAAAGAAGAAGCATAAGAAGCATATATAAATTTCTCTGTAGGATTTTGCAACCAAACCCAAGCAGGAAATGCTATTGATATCAATGTTGATTTTCCACTACGTGGTGGTATGTTGATGAGTAGACGTTTTATATCACGTCTATAACAAGCCTCTAAATGTGTAGATATTGCTTTAAGATGCCAACAGTCGATAAAATTATTAGTTCCCTCTATAACAAACCAAGATTGTTTTAAAAAATCATATAGAGAATCCTTTGCTAAAATAACAGATTCTTTATATTTGAGAAGTTCACTGATCTTATCTAAATCAAAATCATCTAATTTTTTCATCAGTTATAATTTTGAAGATTTCAATTTTATATAATCTATAAATTCACTAGTTTCTCTAAGTTTTTCTATTGTTAAACTTTCTAAATAACTGTCAGAATCGTTTTTAATACCAGTGTTGAATAAATCAATTATAATTTTCAAACTAGCAACAGTATCTTTTACACTTTCAGAATTACCAACACCAGTAAAATTATTCAATCTATAATTGGCTATATCAATTAATTTGCAAGCAACAGACATCATCTCATCTTTTAAAATAGTAGGTATATCTTCTTTTCTTTCTTTAGAATAATCTGTATAAGTTAAAACATCTGGCTTTTCATCAATTTCAACAACATCTTCATCAACAGTTTTAACGATTTTCTTTCTTACAATAGGTTTGAAATCCTTTAAACATTCATCACCATGTTTAACGATTAAATGTTTACTTGGTAATGTTAGATCATTTACAACTTTAGAACTTTTTAGTATTCTCAATGTATCAACATATTTGTAACCACAAAATAAGGAATTATTCACTTTTTCAATAAAACCATCTTCATACTTATCAAGGTAAGTACAAACACCACATTTTTTATTCTTCTTCATAATTAAACATTTGTTGTTTTAACATAGTTATTTGATGATTTATGATTTCAATCATATTAGTATTACCTTTCTCTTCCACCTCTCTAACCATATCTATTATTTGTATTTTAGAATCTGAGAACTTTTGATTATGTATAAATAATTCAAATGGTTTTTTCAACCATACAAGATTTTCTTTATATATCATTTCTTGATAATTACGATTTTGCAAATCTATAAAATCACTCACAATATCACCAACTATTTCTTTTTTTCATTCATTTTAAAATAATGAACTTTAAGATTATGAGATTTATCAATTTTGTGTTTTGTATGGTGTTCTTCAACACTTACTTTATTTACAGCTAAATATTGTTTTATGCTATTAACACCAACACCCATTTTATTATCGTCTAATTGTTTAGCTTGTTGTCCATGATCGAAAATTGATTTTTGATTTATAAATCTTTTATCGTACCATTTCTTAGCTTTATCGTTATTTTTCATCATTTCATCAACAATGGTTTTTATTCTTAAAAAGCCAGAATTAGTAGAATTTCTTGAGCCTACAACAGTTTCTTTAGAGCCTAAACCATCAATTCTATTGCTTAAACTAATTATACATTTTTTAAGTCTTTGAGCTAGAGCATCAGGTAATATTTCATTTATTTTAGCAATCTTTTCTTTCTCTTCATCAGTAAAATTGAAAT